CGAGAAGATCCTATAGGGGCTCTCGATCAGGGTGCTGGTAAGGTAATAGATCCTTGGATAATTGCAACATCTTCTGAAGGAACAATCCGAAATGGAATTGGTGATACAATTAAACAGGAATTAATGGATATTCTCAAAGGAGAATATGAGAATCCACATGTATCCATATGGTGGTACAAAATGGATGATATTTCTGAGATAGCAAATCCCAATCTTTGGGTTAAGGCTTGTCCAAATCTCGGTAAAACAATCCAGTACAGCGAATATCAGGATGAAGTTGAGCGAATGGAGAAGAACCCATCAGCTCGCAATGATATTCTTGCAAAAAGATTTGGTATACCAGTAGAAGGTTATACATACTTCTTTACATATGAAGAAACTTTACCTCATAGACCCAAGTCTTACTATGGTATGCCATGCGCAATGGGCTGTGACTTGTCACAAGGAGACGACTTCTGTGCATTTACTTTCTTGTTTCCTCTTAAGAATGGAAAGTTTGGCGTAAAGACACGATCTTATATAACTACTCGAACATTTAATCTGTTGCCTTATGCAGCAAGATTGAAGTACGAGGAGTTTCTACGAGAGAATAGCCTTGTCATCATGGAAGGAACAATTCTTGACATGATGCAGGTCTATGATGATCTTGATAGATTTATCATAAGCCAGGACTATGATGTTCGTTGTTTGGGATATGACCCTTACAATGCCGTAGAATTTGTAGAAAGATGGGCTCGAGAGAATGGCGGATTTGGTATTGAGAAAGTAATTCAGGGCGCAAAGACAGAATCAGTTCCCTTGGGCGAGATTAAGAAACTTTCTGAAGATAGAGTTCTTCTCTTTGATGAGGCATTGATGTCTTATGCAATGGGAAACTGTATAGTTCTCGAAGATACCAATGGCAACCGAAAGTTATATAAGAGAAGACGTGATCAGAAGATAGATAATGTTGCAGCTCTTATGGACGCATTTATTGCATTTAAGATTAACAAAGAAATATTTGATTAAATTTCATAATCAGGAGGTTTTTATCATGAGTCTATACATCATGCACTACGGCGTAGGCCATCTTCATGGTGGACATTCTGGTAGATACCCCTGGGGCAGTGGTAAAAAAGTATTTATATCAGGGGCTTCTAAGACAACAAAAATACCAACACAAGCAAAAAAAGATATAGATAAAAATATAAAAGCTGGTAATAAAATTTTAATTGGAGATGCACCAGGTATAGATACTGCTGTACAAAATTATATAAAGAAATATAATAACGTTTCGGTATATACAATATTTGACAAACCTAGATATCTTGCTAATAAGAATTGGGAAGTAAAGAAAATAGAATCTAAAACTGGAAATGTAGATAAAGACATAGCTATGACAAATGATGCAGATTCTGGAATAGCTATTCCAATAGAAAACGCATCAAGAGCAACAAGAAATAATGTACAAAGATTAATAGAACAAAATAAAGATGTAAATTTATATGAAATAAAAGATAAATTTAATATAGTAGAGAATGATAAGAAAAAATCTAAATATGCCAATAAAGTTTGGCGATCTTTATCTAATGAAGAAAAAGTCCGCATGATGGGAAACCCTGGAGATACTGTTAAAGACCTAAGATTGCGAGATAAGCTTTGGTATACAAACAATAAAACGTATAGACAAGCTAATGCTGTTTCATTTATTGGAAAATATAGGAATAAGCCAGTATCAGTATTTGATATTTGGAGACATGACAAAAACGGATTAGAAGTGGCAGTTATGACAAATCCAAAATATCGAGGACACGGATATTCCAAATCATTAGCTGAAGCCGGTAAAAAATGGATCTATGAAAATTACCCGCCGAATACTGTTTTGGAATGGAATGCTAATGCAGAAAATAAAGAATCTAGAGGTTTAGCTGAAAAAACGGGATTTAAATTAGATAAAGTTAAAAATGGAACTGCATATTATAAGATTTATATTTAATAGGAGGTTTTTATGCCAGACGATCGTAAATGGGCAGTTTCTATGCATGCAACAATTCTTCATTCTTCTCCCAGTAGACATTCTACAGTAATCTGTCCAGTTCCAGGAGGTATAAAGCTCCTCGTTCCCGAAGATTATGGTGAAGGATGGACAAAAGTTAAATACAAGAGAACTAAAAAAGGAGATACTCGAATTCTTGTTGGTTATATAAGAAATGATAATCTTATGAAAGTATGAGGAGGTGATTCCTATAGCTAAGTCAAAGCGACCACCAGCGCAATCGCCAAAAGAGCAAGAAGATAGATGTATTGCGTTGGCTATGAGCTTGGCGGAGCAGAAACTTAGAGATGGAACCGCCAGTAATCAGCTCATAATACACTATCTCGACCTGGCAACTGAGCGAGAAGAGCTCAAAAAGGAGCAATTACGACAGGATATAGAGTTAACAAAGACAAAGAATGAGGCGATTAAGTCTCAAGAGTCTGCTGCTGAGATGTATGAAGAGGCCATTAAGTCTCTTAAGTCATATCAAGGTAATAATTTTTCTTAAGGAGGACACAATGAACGATTTATACATCATGCATTACGGTGTAGGCCATGATAAAGGTGGCCATTCAGGAAGATACCCATGGGGGTCTGGTAAAAATCCTTATGGCGGAACACAAAGAATAACCAATAAAGAAGCTAAAAAATTTAACAAAAAATACAGTAAATATTTTATATCGGAAAGTAAAAGAATAGAAAATTCTAAAGAGAAAAAAGACTTTGAGTATGCAATAACACAATATATAAAAAATATTCAACAAAATACTGGAGTGTCTTATCAGCAATTTGCTAAATGGTTTAATGAAGATGAATCACTTAGAAAAGATGTAATATCTGAACTTATGGACGATAGATCACGAATTCCTTCATTAAATAAAAAAATAAAAGACATAGTTCATGATTATCGAGTGTTATTTAATGAATCAAATTCTGGTCAAAGAAAAATTATAGAAGATTTTCTTAAAAAATATGATGGAAGAACTTTATATGATTTACCAAAGAACTATGCAGAGTATGATCTAAATGGAACAATAAAAAAGTTTGGAAAGGATTATGTAGAAGTTGCTAAGATAATTAGAAATGCATACGATAAAGATATCGGAGCATTAGATGATAAATCAAAATACTACAGTGAAGATGATTCAGAATGGTTAGAACAATTTCTTAAGGGAGCTTTATAAAAGGAGGCTACATATGTCCCTACTAGACAACAGTATACTAAATGATATAAAAAAGAAGCTAGGTCTAGAGGGAGTAGACAGCTTCGATACCGATGTTATATCATGTATAAATACAGCACTCAACCAGTTAACACAGTTGGGTGTTGGCCCAGATGAAGGATTTATTATAGAAGATGATACTGCAAAATGGTCAGATTTCTTTGATGATTTACGTTTATACATGGTGGTTGAGTATGTATTTATATATGTTAAAACATCATTTGATCCATCGGCATCTGCCACCCTAATGGATAGTTATAGTTCAAAATTAGCTGAACTTGAGTGGCGAATAAGAGAAATGGCAGATCCAGATAGGAGGGGATTTAAGAATGAATGATTTATATATAATGCATTATAATAAAAATCATGATCCTAGTACAGGAAGATTTACCTGGGGTTCCAAAATAGTTCAAACGGCAAGTTCTTCAGGTAAGCAAGCTAAACAGTTTGATAATATAACAAAGAATTCCAATCTTGGAGCCCAACAGGCTGCAGATATAGATAGAGAACTAAGATCTCTTTTATCTAGACGAGCATATCAGAAATTTAAGAAAAATGAGAAGAAGTATTTACCAAAATATTCTACTCAGGAACTTGAGGAATACGTACGTAGAAAGCGTGCAGAAGAAGCTTACGTTATAACCAAAATGCAAGATGATCCCAAATATAATGCAATGAAAACAGGTGAAGATTATATATCTACTTTAACTAAGGCTGGAGTAACTGCATTAGCGGTAACCGGAAGTGTATTTACTACCATTGTTGGTATAAAATTATTAACAGGTTGATAAAGGAGTCCTAAATGAACGATTTGTACATCATGCACTACGGTGTAGGCCATGATAAAGGTGGTCACTCAGGAAGATACCCTTGGGGTAGTGGAAAGAAGTCAAATAATTATAAAAAAGAGACAAAAAATTATATAAAAACTATAAAAAGCTTGTCAGATGATGAGTTTAAATTATTTTCCGACGGCGGAAATAGTAAAAAAGATGATATAAAATTTATAAAACAATATGTTAAAACATTACCAAACTATAAGGATACAAGAGCCTTTATATCTAAATATGGAAATGTAACTTTAGCTAGTTTAGAAACAAATGGTTTAGGAGAAAAAGAATGGAATATTGGTTGGGCTACAAATCCAAAATATAGAGGGACAGGTATAACACAATCTAATATAAAAGAAGCTATAGAATGGATTCGTAAATATAGCGACTTACCAATAACAGCTACTATAGAAATTAAAAATATTCCAAGTCAAAAGACTGCTAAGAAAGCAGGATTTAAAGATACCGGATATACTAGAATGAATGACGGAAGTATACGAAAAAGATATGTATATAAATAAATTTAGGAGGACTTTTATGCCAGACGATCGTAAATGGGCAGTTTCTATGCATGCAACAATTCTTCATTCTTCTCCTAGTAGACATTCTACAGTAATCTGTCCAGTTCCAGGAGGTATAAAGCTCCTCGTTCCCGAAGATTATGGTGAAGGATG